CATGTGGAGGCGTGGGCGTGATTAGGCGCGGACAACCGGCGCTCAGTTGACCTGGTAGTTCGCGCCGGAGCACTCGATCTTGAGGCCCGACACTTCGCCGCTCTCGGTGTCGATCGACGGCTCGCCCGACCACGAGGCATCGGTGAACAGATGCGTCAGCTTGGCGTCCGTCTCGACGAAGGTGACGTTGAGGTCTTGGAGCATCATGGTCTCGTCCCAGACGAGGCCGACACCACGATCGAAGGTCAGCTCCAGCGAGGGGAGCTTCGGCTTCACCATCGACGACTTCGTGCCGTCCTGATTGGCCACGTTCTCACGGGTGGCCGCGGCCGGGCTGATCGTGGCCTTGGCGCGTCCGCTGTAGACGGCGCCGTTGATGTCGAGCGTGAACCGCCCGCCCTTGTTGCCGGACATGGCTGTGGTCTCCGGAGCGCGCTCACGGGCGCGGCGCTATAGCTGGAAGGGGAGATCGGCAGGAGCGCCGCGGCCGGCCTGAGGCCTGCCCGCGGGCTTGCGCGCACTACTGCAGCGCAGCGTTGTCGTCGGTCAGTTCGGGGAAGATCGTGATGTTGGCTGCGAACACGTTGAACTGGTTGGCCACGTCGGTCGGCAGGTAGGCGTTGATCCGGTTCGGGTCACTCGACCGCTCGACGATCAGGTACTTGGCGAACAGGGCGGGCTTCTCGACCAGGCAGGCCACGTTGCAGAGCTGCGTGTAGGCGTGGACCAGCGTCGACTGGATCTGGGTCGGTGTCACCACGCCCTGCGTGCCGTTCGGGTTGGTGTCCTTCAGGACGCAGCGCGGATACGTCGAGGTGACGATCAGCTTCAGGTACCGCTTGACGTAGGCGGCGATCGCGATTGTCTCGACGCCGAGGAAGGTGATGTCGGCCGAGCCGTAGGCGTTGGTCTGGTAGGTCGTCAGGATCCGGTCGATCGCCACGGTGCCGTCGGCATTCACGGTCAGCGCCGAGATGCCGTTGTGGTACAGGCTGTCGCGATCGGCGAGCGCCCAGCGGTCGGTCAGCGCCTTCGGCGGCAACAGTCCCTGGATCACCAGGGTTTGCAGCGGCCGAGCAATCTCGACCGCCTCGGTCAGCGACCGCCCCAGGTTTTTCGAGAACGCCACGAGACCGCCGACGCCGGCCACGATCGACCAGAGCGGGTGCGGGTAGTTCAGGCACCCGATGATCGAGGCGTGACGGTCGTTACGGGTCGCGCCAAGCGTGGTCTGTGCCGAGAGGTTGCCGTTGTTGGCGGTGATGTAGTGACCATCGAGGCCGACCGTCGGCGACCACCGGCCCGAGCCGGAGTCCGAGAGGAAGTCGCGGGCGGCGTTGAGCTGCGTGACCGAGGCATAAGGCGCACAGATCCAGTCGAAGGCGGTCGAGCCGAGCGCGGCCAGCGCCGCGGCCATGTCGACCTCGCCCGTGCCGCCAGACATCGGCGTGATCGCCACCGTCAGGCCTGGAACCTCGATCTCGTCACCGACGAGGCCGGTCTCGATACGAATGCCGTTACCCTCGGAGCCGACATGAGGCGCGGTCAAATTGACCTTGCCGGCCGTCTGGCCATCGACCGCAGCTATGACCGGGGCGCCCATGCGGCGGTTGAAGCGGCTGTAGCCGGCGGTGATCTTGGCCACGAGGTTGGTTGCGACCGTCGCAGCGGTGTCGTTGAGCGCAACCGGGACAGCGTAGCGCTCGCCGGCGATGTAGCGCACGAGCAGGCCGGACTGGGTGGCGGTGCCCGTGATGGCGATCGCGCCGCCGGCGGCGACGCCGCCCAAAGGGTCGCCCACGTTCATCACCCACAGCTCGCCCGTCGCGTTACCGGCGCGCGCCCAGGCGATCATATCGGCGAGCATCGAGCCGCGGCCGGCGAGGTAGTTCGGATCGGCCGAGCCGATGTTCTGCGGCTTGAGCGCCGCGAGCGGCGAGCTCGCCAGCGCTCGGCCCATCAGGATCTGGCGCGACAGGCCCGAGTAGGGCGGCACGCCGGCATTCACCTCGGCGTAGAACAGGGGCACCCGGATATCGCCGGGCATGTTGTTGAAGGCGACGGTCACGGGCGGCTCCAAACGAGAAGGGCCGCCTCGAAGGGCGGCCCTGGCGGGGTCGGGATGGGTGGGGGGTCAGGGCCGCGGACGGCCCGAGCGATCAGGCGTCGGGATGCGCCTCGTGAGGCTCGGCGGCCGACTGGACTGGCGCCGGCGCCTCGGTACTGTCGGTCGCTTCCGGAGCGACCTCGTCCGGCGCGTCGGTGACCGCGATCTCCTCACGGGCGGCCATGCCGGCCCAGTGTGGGGTCCACGGGACGGTGCGCCCCTCGGGCGGCAGGAAGCCGCCCCGGTCCGGGTCCGGGATCGAGGCACCGGGATGGGCGGGAGCGACGTGCTTGCGCATCGGGATCCTCAGGCAGGAATGTTGGCGGCGACCGCGAACGTGCGGCCGGCGGCGAGGTCGGCGGCCCGGTCCGGCGCCTCGCCCGCATCGCGCGCCTGCGGGGCCAGGATCATGTCGGCGCCGGTGAAAGGCATGGGCGCTGCCGGCGTGCCGACGGGCGACAGGCGCGAAACCAGAAGATCGCAGGTCGAGCGCACCGAGCCCTTGGGGTCGCTGGCCTCGGCTATCGCGCGCAGCGGCTGGGGCAGGACCGCGTAGGTGCCGGTCGGCATGTCGAACGGGTCCGGATCCTCGGGCGTAAACAGCTCGATCCGCAGCGTCACCAAGTGGACGGCGAACTTCTCGCCGGTCTGATCGGTGGCGAACCGGGAACAGGCGACGGTTGGGACCCGCTTGACGACGGCCTCGCGAAGCAGCTGCGCAGCCGTGGTTTCGCCGCGGGTCAGGATCTCGATCGCCCGCTCCTCGAGGAGGTCGAGCTCCGCTTCCAGTTCCCGGTCGGTGGCGGCGTAGCCGATCGCCTCGAACGGGTCCTGTCCCTCCACCCCCACCTGCGCGACCGCGTTCATGGCGATCTCCAGGACCAGGTCGCAGGCCAGCCCGAACGGCGCCCCGCCGTTCTGGTGGGACCAGGCCTCGCCCTTGGTCTCTTCGGACGTGAGGAGGATCGTGGGGACCGGCTCGCGATGATCGAAATTCGCGATGCGCGAGTCGTAGACGCGACCCTGGACCATCGCGTCGATCACGGGGTCGCTGTTGAGCGCCTCGATCGCCTGGAGGCGCAAGGCCGTGCGCATCAGGCTCATCGCGGCTCGTCCTGACGGCGCTCGCCTTCGGCGAGGTAGATCCAGGCGCGTACCGGCGCTTCCGGCAGATACGCCTGGACGGTGAAGACGGTGCCGGTCTTGAGACGTCGGATGATGTCGCCGACCTGCGGTCGCTGCGGCAGTGCCGCCTCGGGCACGTCGATCATCGGCCGCTCGGCGGCAATGCCGTGCGAGGCACTGTCCGCCATGCGCCGGCCGTGGGCATGCAGGGTCGAGCCAGCGTCGACGAACGTCCCCGTGAACGGCAGCGCCGGCCGTGCCGAGCTCGACACAGCACGGGCGTTGACGTCCCCCCGCCCCGGCCGGCTCGGAAGATCGGGCGGCGCCTGCGGTTCGAGGATGAAGCCTTCGCTGAAGGCGGCATCGAGCTCACCCTGGCGCGCGAGCCACTCGTCCTCGAACGGCATTGAACGAGCCTCAGGCGGTCGGCTTGTCGGTCTTGGTCGAGGCGGCCTTCTCGGTCTCTGCCGGCTTGTATTCCTCGGCCATCTTGGCCGCGATCAGGGCGTCGGCCTCGTCGCCGTCGAGCTCGACGGGCGTGCCGGGCGGGACCGCTTTCACCACGTACTTGCCACCGGCGTACGCGCCATTGGCGTCGATCTTGAACGGCTCGTGGCCCTTGCCGGGCAGGTGCAGCGTGACGTTCGCGACGATGGTCTTGGTCGCCATGGGGCGCCTCCGAATACGAATGAGGGGTCAGTCCGGCGGGATGGCCGGCGGGCGGCGCGGCGCCCGGCGAGGTGGGCCGGCCGGAGCCGGCTCACGAACGATCAGGCGACGGTCGCGGCGAGCGAGGCGTTGATCCAGCCGAACAGCGGCAGCGGCGCGGAGGCCATGTTCTGCAGCGTGGTGGCCGGCTCCTCGACGTCCCAGACCTTGGGGAAGCGGGGCAGCGCCTTGAAGCCGGCACGGCGGTCGCGAACGGCGCCGTAGGTGCGGATGCCCTGGATCGCGTCGATGTTGGCCAGGACGACGGTGTTGTTCGGCATGAACTGCTGGATCACGCCGTTGTCGTCCTCGTAGAGCTCCTGATACTGCCAGAAGTCGAACTCGGGCAGCGAACCGAGGAACGCTACCTCCTGACCGACCGCGCCACCGGTGGTCTTCCCGGCCAGATCGATGTTGCCGGAGGTCTGGCGGTACGAATTCATCACCCGCAGGACGGTCGGCGAGTTGATCAGCATGTCGCCGGCGAGCGGGTCGAGCAGCACGGTGCGCGGCTTGAAGCCGGACACGCGCTGGACCTGCGTCGACCACGCGCGGATGTTCTGGAGCGGATCGACGCCCGACTGGCCCCAGCGCAGCGCGCCGGTCAGCGCGACGGTCAAGCTCGGATCCCGGCCCATGCTGAGGGTCTTGGCCGGATACTTCGGCCCCTGGCAGACCACGGAGCCGGTGAGCAGGAGCTGCAGCGCCATCCAGGTCTCGGTCCGGGTGATGGCGTCGTCCTCGAGCATCATGTTGTCGAGGACGGCCAGGTCGAACCGCTGCTCGGGGGTCAACTCGCCGAGCAGCCGCTCGCCCATCCGGCGCTTGAGGGCCTTGAACGGCTCGACGACATGCTTGGGACGCACGGTCGGCGGGGTGAAGCTCTTGGTGGCGTAGCCGCGCGAGGGCAGGATCTGCCCCTCGACGGTGTCGGCTACGAAGGCGGCCAGGCGCCGGGCGCGCTGGACCTGGTCGAAGAAGACTTCCTCGCTCTCGAACTGCTGGAAGAACTTGAAGAACGTGTCGAGGATGAACCGGCTCGGGCGGTCGAGGACGCCGAAGGCGCCGAGCAGCTGGGCGGTGGAGTTGACGTCGAGCGCCATGATCGCGGGCTCCAAAAAGAAAAGGGCCCGCGAGGGGCCCTGAGGATTGCCGGGAAGGGTGGGTGGGATCAGCCGAGGACGCCGGCCGAGCGGACGTAGATCTTCGATCCGGAGCCCCGCAGAGCGGCCTCCAGGGTCGCGGCCGTCCAGCTCGCGTCGAAGGTCATCTTCTCGGCGACGAACTCGCCGTCGTCGTACCCGGAGCAGACGACGTCGGCGGCCGAGGCATCGATCTCGAAGGCCAGGACCATCGCCGGCACCTGGCTGCCGTCGTTGGCGGTCTTGACGCTGGTCACGTACTTGTCGGACGCGGTCACGCGGCCGAGCACCGTGCCGCGCTTTAGGACGGCGCCCGCGGCGTTGGCCCCGGAGGCGACGGTGATCTGCCGATCGCGCTGGCAGGCACCGGCGCGCAGCGAGGTCGGGTCGTACATGGCATAATCGGTCATCGCGGCGCTCCGGCTGCGTGTGGAAGGATCGGGGCGGTCGACCGGCCCTAGCGCAGGCCCAGCAGCGCCTTGGCTTCGGCCGCGCCGCGCTCGGCGGGCGACAGGTTGGCGGGGTTCTTGCCGCCCTCGGTGCCAAGCTCCACCCGGCCCTCGTGGCGCATGTCGGCGGCGAGGTCCGGCTTCTCCGGGGCAGGAGCAGCGGCCTTCGGCGCCTTGGTCAGAGCCGCGACGGCGGCGTCGGCCGGCAGGTCGCTGTCGAAGGCGAAGTGCTGGGCGAGATCTTCGCGCCCCTTGGACTCGTCGGAGCCGAGGATCGCCTTGATGCGGGTCTTGGCGGAGACCGCGCCGGCGGTCTCACCGGCGGCGCGGCCTGCGGTTTCACCCTCCGCACGGCCCTCGGCGCGAGCGGTGGCGACGGCGGCGTCGAGAGCCTCCTGCGTGATCATGGTGTCATCCTGCTGGTCGGGGGGATTGAGATCCGCCACGAAGGCGGCCACGGCATCGTCCAGGGAGCCGACGGCGTCGGCCAACCCGTTCTTCGTCGCCTCGTCGGCGGTGAAGCACAGCGCTTCGGTGGCGCGGACCGCCTTTTCCTTGAGGGTGGGGCGGTTGCGGGCGACGGTGGCCACGAACACGTCGTAGAGCGCGTCGATCCGCGCCTGGATGCGCGCCTGCACGTCGGCGGGCAGGGCCTCGTAGCTGTTGCCGTCGACCTTGTGCTTGCCCGCGTAGATGAAGGTAACCTTCACCCCGCGCTGCTCCAGCGCACCGGAGACGTCCGTGTGCGCGGTCACCACGCCGATCGAGCCGACGCCGCCGGTGCGTGAGACCCAGATCTTGTCCGCGACCGAGGCGACGGCGTAGGCGGCCGAGTATGCGGCCTCGTGGGCGAAGGCCCAGATCGGCTTGGCGCCCTTGGCCGCGTGCATCGCGTCGACGAGGTCGAAACACCCGGCGACCTCGCCGCCCGGGCTGTCGCACACGAGCGCGATGCCCTTGACGGTGCCGTCTTTCATCCCGCGCTCGAAGGCGCGCCGGATGTAGACGTAGCCGGTGGCGAACCCGCCGACCGCGTAGGAGAAGTCGTGCAGCAGGACGCCCTTCACGGGGATCTGCAGCACACCATCGACCACGACGTAGGGGCGGTAGGCGGCCTTCCACGATCCGGCCTCCGGCCAGAACCCGTCGTCGACCGACGCGCCCTCGCGCAGCATCGCCGGGCCGTGCTCGACCGCCATCACGGCGTCGAGGCAGGCCTCGAAGCGGTCCCGGCGCTCGGCAGCCACGAGCGCGGGCTCCCCGGCGAAACGGGCGAGCAACGGGTTCGGCATCAGCGCTCTTCCTTGGTGGCGTCGAGCTTCCTCGACTGCTCGTCTCGGGAGGCCTGCTGACCGCCGGCGGGCTGCGCGCGGAGCGCGGCCTCCGGCTCGATGCCGAGGTCGCGCAGGCGCTTGCGCTCGCGTGCGATCTGCTGGACGTCCTCTTCCCAGTCGATGCCCTGCTCGGCGCCCTCGCGTTCGCGCGTGGACATCAGTGCGTCGACGCGCTCGATCGAGGCGTAGGCCTCCTTGAGCGGATCGACCCAGCCGCGCGCCGGTCCGATCCACTTCGCGGCACAGTAGGCCGCCTTCTTCGCCCGGAAGTCGGGCGCGCCCTTCGGGGCCTTCACGATGCCGCGGTCGAGCGCCTCCTCCAGCCAAGCAGCGTAGATCGGCTGCATGAACTGGGCGGCGAAGTGATCCTTGCGGGCGGTGAAGCCGCGCCAGACCTCCAGGAGGGCGGCGCGGGCCGACGAGTAGTTCACCTGCCCCCAATCGTTCGAGAGCTGCTCGTAGGTCAGGCCCATCGCCGAGGCGACGTTGCGCAGGGAGGCGCGGGTGAAGTGCTCGAAGACGCTGTTGGGGTGCGTCGGGTTTGTGAGCGTGACCTTCTCGCCCGGGGCCGTGAAGTTGACCTTAACGCCGCCGAGCCGCATCGGCGCGGCCTCGTGAAAGCCGAGCCGCATCTGCTGATAGGACGAGAGCTCCTCGCTGCTCTGCTTGTCATCCATGAGCTGCGCGAGCTGCTCGTGGTCGTAGGGGCTCTCGATGAACGCCGCCATGATGGCGTTGAGCACCGCCGCCTGCATCTCGGCCTCGTCGTAGCGACCGAGCATCTTCAGGCGCTTCACGATCGGCGCCAGCGGCGAGGTGCCCCGTACCTGGCCGGCGCGGTCGGGCTCGAACGCGTGGACGATGATGCGGCGGCCGAAACTCGTCTGCCTTGGCACCCGCTCCCAGCGCCACGGCTGCATGCCGATGTAGAGATCGCCCGGGTGCGTGACCCGGATGTGATAGGCGATCGGCGCGCCGTCGCCGTCCATCTCGACGCCCTGGCGCAGGCTCGCCTGTTCCATGCCATCGGACGGGTTCGACAGCCGGTCGGGGTCGATGATCTGCACCGCCGTGGCGAACGGTCCGCCGCGCGGACGCCACAGGATCGCGGCCAGGGCCTCACCGTCCAGGACCCGGTGGCGGAAGGCGAGCGCGAGAAGCCCGCCCATTCCGCTCCGACGTCCGACGTCGCACCAGCAGTCCGGATCGTCGACGTAGTCCTTCCAGGCCGCCTCGATATCCGAGGCGAACTCGTCGGCCGCGTCGTAATCGACGCCGCCCTTGGCCGTGCGCAGGCCGAGCGAACGGGCGTTCGGCTTGGCCGAGAGGCGCCACCCCGAGCCGACGATCGCGTCGACCTGCCGGGTGACGCCGCCCGACGCCCAACCGTCGTTGCGTGCGAGGTCGTGCACCCGCGCGATCATGGGATCGCGCTCGCCGAACAGCGCCGACGCGCCGGACGGGTTGTGGGGGCTCCACGCCTCCAAGTCGGTGTCCCGACGCGAGGCTGCCGTGAAGGAGCTCGCGAGCTCGCGGCCGGTGGCACGCACGCGTGCTACGGGCTCGCCGTCCGGGCCCAGGATGCGGATCGGGCTCATCCGCCGAAGACCACCCGGCGCCCGGGCGTACGCCGCAGCGTCGCCTGTGACAGCGGCACGCCGAGCGAGGCCTCCAGCCGACCGATGTAGGCGAGGAGCTGGGCCGGATCGGCCGCCTTGTAGACCATCTCCCGCTCGTAATGGCGGAGCTTTACCAGGCCGCCGCGGGTCATCAGGGTGTGGTAGGCCGCGCGCGCCTCGTCGAGCATCGCCTGCGTGGCCATGAGGTCATCCCGATCGGTTGAGGGCGTTGGCAAGCGCGGCGATGCCGCCGAACCGCGGTCGCACGGTCGATGAAGTCGGCCCCTGAGGGGCGCTGATCGGCACCGGCGCCGGTGCCGTGGCCGGTGACTCCGCCGCCGCGACGGGCGCGGGCACGGCGGGCAACGGACATTCCCGCTCCGCCTCCAGCTTGTCCCAGCGGCGGTCGGGCATGCCGCGCAGGCCGAGCCGGTTGGCTGCGGTCTCCGCCTGCAAGTGCGTGTCGAGCGCCTCGTTCGCCTGCCCGGCGTCCTTGACCCACCGGTAGACGACGAAGCCGAACCGCTTCACGGCCTCGCGTCGCTCGGCGGTAAGCTGCTGGAAGTAGCTGTCTTCCAAGCCCCGCGGAAAGTGTACGAAGCCGGGCTCAGCCGGGTCTGTCTTCGCGAGGTTGCGATAGAGCGCCATCTTCAGCACGGACGAGCCGAAGTTGAAGAAGCGCTTCGAATACTTGAGCGGCTTACCGGCGGCGTTCCGCTCTTTCCGGACTTGCTCCAAGACTGGCGATGTATCCCGGTTCGCACCGCGCACCATGATGACGCGCGTGGCCGGGTGCGTACCGGCCCAGCCCCAGACATCCTCGGTCCAGGCGTTGCCGTCGATCGCGGCGAGGTCGATCCCGACCTGTCGGCCGACCGCGTTCGGCCAGGTCTGTTGCAACAGCTCATCGAGCAGGCGGCGCGTGCCGGGCTCGCTGATGTGGCCGGGGGTGACCCCGTACTGTATCACCCAGCGCCGACCACCGCGGCCGAAGGCGAGGGCCTGCCACTCGACCCGGTCGTCCTGGCAGTCGATCCCGAGCGTGACCAGCAGGCCGCCTTTGGGGACCGTACCGCAGACGTAGTCCGAAGCAGCGGCCCGATCACGCAGGCCCTCCCAGGGAGGCGCCTCGCTCTGCGCCCGGAAGGCCTGACCGACCGTGTCGTTCAGGAAAACGCGTTCGGCCTCGGGGTCACCCTTGGCCCGGAACCACTCGAAGGCGATCTGAGCCCAGGATTGCAGGAAGCTGTAGGCCGACCAGACGTAGAACGAGCGGTGGATCCGCTTCATCTTCGGGTTGGCCGCGCGCCACTCGTGGCCCGCGAGCATCTGCGCTCGGTGGTGCTCCTCGATCGCCGCACCGCAGTCGGGCGCGGTGCAGACGAAGAACGCCCGGTCCGGGCGCTCCTCGTCGAGGTGCGGGAGCATGTTCTCCCATTCGAGCGTCTGCATGTGCCCGCAGTGCGGGCAGGGCACGAACAGCCGCTCCTGGCTGCCGGCCTCGTAATTCTTGGTGATCCGGCAGCCCGGCATCACCAGCGGCGTCGAGATCTTGAAGATCTTGGCGAAGGTGACGCCGCGCGAGCGCGAGTCCGCCTGGACCTCGGGGTCGCCGGCCGAGTTCACCTCCCACTTGGCCAGATCGTCCTGGACCTGACGTGGGATCGTCACCTGAGAGAGCGAGGCGGGCGAGTTGGCGCCTGAGATCAGGATCGAGCCGAGCCCGTCAGCGCGCTCTTTGTAGAGGACCGAGTTGCCGCCCTCCCGGCTCTTCTCCGGGAAGATCGACCGGAGCGAAGTGGTCCCACGCAGCATCGGCGTGAGCTTCATCTTCGACCAGCGTTCGGCGTTGTTGTCTGTCGGGTGGACGTACATGAAATCGCACGGATCCATGTCCATCGTGCCGCCGGTGAACACGTTGGCGAGCACAGTGCCGCCGAGCTGGGCCGACTTGGCCAGCGTGACGATGCGGCAGGGATCCGCGGGCGAGAGCGCGCCCAAGATTTCGTTGAAGTACGAGAACCGCTCGGGGTTGTAGCGACCGACCTCCTGGCTCTCTCGTTTGGAGAACTCGATGTTGTTGACGGCCCACGCGAGGTAATCGACCTTCGCCGGCGGCCTCAGCGCGGCGGCGATCGCGTCCCACGCCGCACGTTCGGCGTTGGCCAGCACCGTCATCGCTCAACCCGTCAGGCGGACACCTCGGCGGTCTCCGCCAAGGACTGCGCATGCTTGGCAGCCGCAGTGGCCGCCTGCTCCCGCACCTTGCGGAACTGCTCATTCAGGGCGTGCGTAACGTCGCGCGCCTCCAGTTCGAACTCGGCCGCGATCGCCGTGGCGATAGCCGGGAGCATGCCCTCGAAGATCCGCAGCATCTGGCCCGAGATCTTGCCCATCTCGGCGCGCATCGTGGCGCTCTCGGTGTAGCGCCCCTCGCTCGCAGCCTCTTCGGCGGCCTTGATGCGGTTGTCCCGCTCCGCCGCCTCCAGCTTGGCTTGCTTGAGCCGCCGATCGATGTCGTCGGTGGTGCCGTCGGGCGACCAACCCTCGAACGGATCGCCGCCGGGGGGGGCATCGGGGTCGGGCGGCGCCGGACGCGATCGTCGAGGGGCGTCGACGCGCGTCGCGCTGCCGTTTCCCAGTGCCTGTCCGACATCACGTCGAAGATTGACCTGCTGGAGCGCGGTCTCGACCCGGATCCGGGCCGACCGGCCCTCGCCGACGAGGCCGGCGCCGCTGATCTTGCCCTCATCAATCCATTGCGTGACCCGACCAGGGGAGACGCCGGCGATCCGAGCGAACTCGCTCTTCGAGACGACCTGTTCGGGGTTCGACATGGCGCTCCCCGGCCTCGCAGGAGCCTCCGGCTTTTTAGGACGGTCCGCGCGGCGCTTTTGAGCCCGATTTTAGGGGCTAAAAAGCGTTCGGCGGGCAATTTCCGAACAAGAACAGCGATTTGGCTGCCGCGTCCGGTCGATTTTAGCCCTAAATTTTAGGCTTTCCGATTGGGCTCAGACTGGCGGGATGCCGGGGTCTCCTGCCCGCAAGACCGGTCGACCCCAGGGAGGACCCGCGATGGGGGGGGGTGGGGTCACCCGCCTATGATGCGCCCGAGCTCGTGTTCCAGACGTGCCGGTAGGTCCGACGCCGCCATGCTGTTGAAGGCCGCCGCCGATGCGCCCTGGACCATCTCGGTGGGGATGAAGAGACCGGAGCGCACCACCGTGAAGCGGTCCATGCCCCGGTAGCCCTTGGTGCTGTGCTGCGTCGTCGTCTTGCTGCCGACCCGCTCGAACACCTGTCCATTCCAGTTCGACTTGGTGACCCGCTTGGGCCACCAGCCCGCCTTCATGAAGGTGTGGTGCCAGATGTCCCGCTTGCCCCAGGGCGCCGCGCTCACGCCTTGGCGCGTCTCACGAGCGCCGAAGTGTTTCAGCCGGATGTTCCCGCCGTGCGACTTGATCGTGTAGATCAGCGAGCCTGCGCTGGCATGGTTCTCTCGCAATGCCTTGACGATGGTTCTGCGCTTCAGCCCCGTCTGCGGGACGAGCGCGCGCACCATCTGGGTCTTGGCCTTGGCGCCGGTGTGGTTGATGGCGCGTGCTAGGGCGAGGGGTGCGCCCTTGCCGGCGGCGCCGATCTGGTTACCGAGGCGGGCGAGCGCCGTGGCGTCCAGGGTAACGAACAGACCGCCGCTCATCGCCTACCATGCGCCGGGCCATGGCCTCGACGTCCTCGACAGTGGTGCGGCCGACGAGGCCGGCGACGCCACGGACGCCGGCGAGATCACCCCGAGCCGCGGCGCGTAGGCCCTGGCCAATGGCAGTGCGGCGCTCGCCGCAGCGGCAGCCCATGTCAGCAGCCCATCGGCTGCGGCACGTCGCGGTTCTGCTGGACGAGGCGAGTGGCAGGCCGCTCGACCGTGAGCTCGGTCGCGTTGTCCAGGACAAGGACGGTGACGTCGCGGACGCCCGAGGCCTCGCACATGCGGATCAGATCGTCCTGCCACTTCTTAGCTGTTGCCGGCTGCAGGAGCTGGCGAGTGCGCAGAACCAGGATGTCGCCCTGCCGGACCTCGAGGCGGTCGAGCTGGCGGTCGATCTCTTCGGCCAAAGGGTTCACCGGACGATGCGGGCGTGCGCGCCCTGGCGATTGACGTGGGTCACGGCGCCGTCCGTCACGAAGACGTACTCGACCTTGCCCGAATAGACTTGGTTGTTGAGCAGGTAGCTCACGTTCGAGGGCCACCAGCGCTTCCGCTTCGGCGAGGGCACGCCGTCGGCGTTCAAGCCGTCGGCGATCGCCTTCAGGGTTCGGCCGGCGCCGTTCTCGTCGAAAATCCGGCGCACGATCGGCGCGCGCTCGACATCGATATGCAGGCCGCCCTTGCCATCCGACAGGTAGCCGTAGGGGATGACGCCGCCGGCGAAGCCGCCACGGCCGGCCTTCTGCATCCGACCGCCCTTGGTCCGCTCGATGATTACCGAGCGCTCCTGCTCGGCCATGGCCGAGAGGACGCCGAAGATCAGCTTGCCCGAGGGCGAGCCCGTGTCGATCGCCTCGGTCACCGAGCGGATCGTGACGCCGTGGTCCGTGTCGAGCTCGGCCGACGTGGTTACGGCGAGCGCAATGTTGCGAGCCAGCCGGTCGAAGCGCTTGACCAGGAGGACGCTGAAGCGCCGATCGGCGGCGAGCTGCAGCACCTGGCTGAAGCCCGGCCGCTCGGCCGGCTTCACCGTTCCGGAGACGCCGGGGTCGGCCAGGACCTGGACGAGGTCGAGGCCGACGGCCGTGGCGTAGGCGCGGATCGCCTGCTCCTGCTCGGGCAGGCTGTTTCCGCGCTGGGCCTGCTCGTCGGTCGACACCCGAAGGTAGCCGACGGCGAGCGCCCGGACCTCCTCGCGTTGGGCCGTCTGGACGGCATTCCTACGCAGGGCGAGTCGGGCGCGGGCGCTACTTGTAGCCACCCGCAAACCCCTGTTTTTACAAGTGTTTTTCTGAGGGACTGGTGCGAATTTCTAGATCTTTTGAGGTCTAGTAATTGGCCGGTTTGGCGCCCGGTTTGGACGTGCCCAAACCGGGTCCAATCAGTTCGTGGCGCCGCGTTCGGCAACCGCTTCGAGCCGCCGGCAGGCGGTATCGAAGTGGCGCGGATCGGCCTCGATGCCGAGGTACGGCAGGCCGAGCTCGGCGCAGGCCTCGCCGATCGGCGACGAGCCCATGAACGGGTCGAGCACCGGGCCGTCGATGATCGCGAGCAGGTCGCGCATGAGCGACACCGGCTTGGCCGCCATGTGCAGCTTGGCCTTCGGTACCGAAGCTCGGTAGGCGCCGGGAGCCACCCGGCCGACCGACGCGCGGTGACCGTTGGTGCCCCACACCAGGAACTCGGCCTGATTGCGGTACCGCCCGAGCTGGGGCCGGACCGCTTCAGTCTTGTCCCAGGGGACGATGCCCCGCCAGAGCAGGCCTGCGACCTGCATCGCGTCCGTCGTCACCGGCAGCTGACGCCAATCGGTGAAGGCGGCTAGGATCGCGCCCGGGCGCATGCCGAGCCGGGCTCGGTGCATCCACAGGCCAGACCAGGCCAGGAACGAGCGCTGATCGCGGTTGTCGCCCACGAACTCGGCCTGAAGGTGCCGGTACTCGCTCGACTGGTACTTCTGGCTCGGCGCGCGGATGCGGTCGCCGGCGTGCAAGCCGCCGCTCGAATAGGGCGGGTCGGTCAACACGCCGCCGATCGAGCCGGGCACCAAGGCGCCGAGCACATCGAACAGGCTGTCGGCCCGGATCAGCGTGGCTGACCCGATCTGGACGGTCTCCGGGAAGGAGAAACGCAAGACCCCGCACCGATCGCTCGATGCGGGGTCTGCGAGCGCGCCGGGAGCTGGCGCGGCACGGTGCGACGGCTGTGTTGCCGCCTCGGAATGGTGTTC